CCTTTCTTAAATTGATAAGGACTATTAGGTGCTTTTATTTCCCATGGTTGACCTTTTCTGTCTCCACTCTTTCTAACCCCTCCAATACCTTTAACCCCTTGATTAAGATAGTCGTAATAGTCAGCTAGATATAATGTAGCAACCATTCTAAAACCAAACATTTTAACAGGCATTCTTATAGACTGCTCTAAATTGCCTTTATAAACTAAACCCTCTTTTCTAACTGATTGTTGTAAGCAATAAACCATGTCAGCAGCAATGTTATTAAACACCTGACTCAATGTAGTAGGATTGTCTATTTTAACTTCCTCTAACTGGTCAGCATCAAAACCAAATATATCTAGTTGTTGACTCATCTATGTTTATATTTTTGCCTCATTTCTCTGTGGACCTGTTGTTCCATTTTTTGTTTATCACTATAATAAGCTACTATATTTAGAGCTTTAGTTATATCCCAGTTTAGTATCTCATCCCATTTGTCAATCCTACTATTAGTCAAATTGTCTAAGGTGTGCCACCATCCCCAGCGTTGACTAAATCCAGTTCCTCCCTTGCTTCCTTCGTCATCTTCTCTGCTTCCTCCATCAAACAAGTTTTTATAGCTTTTGTTAAGTCCTCCGAGTGAGTGTAAAAAAAAACACCTATTGGATAAGCTATTGTCATTGGCATGTTGTTTAGAAAGTTGTCTGCTGTCTTTCTAAGGATTTCACTATCTACCTCAATATGTTTCCAACCAAACAAAGTTTTTTTAACTGGTCTACAAATAGTGGTTAGTATGTGATGCAAGTTGTTAAATATAGCTTCCTCATTATCCTGAGCATTTTGCAGAATTTCCATGCTGTTAATATACTCTCCAAACAATAACTTCTTAGCATCTACTTTGAACTCATACCATTGACCACCAATCTTAAATCTTTTGTCTTTTAGTTGTTTAGGAAGTTCTGTCTCTAAGAAACTCATTTTTTTCTTAATAGACTTAAACTGGTCTAAACTAATATTTTTTATTACATCTCTTTTCTGTCCTGTTAAGACTGCTAGAATGTTAACTACTCTTTCTATAGGGTTTAGTTTAGAGTTTAGTACTGGTCTTAGGTTGATGTAATTTCCTATTGTAACATCTTCCCACTTTGTTGGGATTGTAATTTCCATAATTCTATATATAACAAATTTTTAAATAATAACAAAACACTAAAATAAATATTTAAAGTAAAATACTAAACAACTAAACACCAACTAAAATACTAACTCACAATGGCTGAGAACACTATTTAAATCAATTCTAAGAAACTTAAATACTTTTTATATATGTTTATATACATTGACTAATTATAATGTCTTAAAACTAATATATTAAATTAGCTAGTTTATGAAATAGTATAAATCAATAATAAGATAAATATCTTATCTTATCTTATAGAACCCCATTTGCTCAGCATTTGCTTAGCATTTGCTCAGCATTTGCTAATTTTCTTCCTGTAAAATAAAAAGGGAGTGACGCTCTTTTGCCGACCACTCCCAATTTCCAAAACGTAATTTAATAAACATTGGCTAATCTAACGTATTGAGTTAGTTATTTATAAATTATCATTCAAATATAATAAATTATCTTATCGCATACCATCCTCTATTATTTTCTTTTAAGTGTATTAATGCCACGTATCTCAAAGCATCCATTAAATGGTCTTGTCCTATTGGTTTTTGTAGACTATTTCCGTTTTTGTCAGTTGCCCATTTATACATCCTAAACTCACGTCTAAGGTTGCTACTATTAACAACATTAATTTTATAGCGTTTAAGAATGTCTATTCCGTTTAGAATACTGTCACGACCTTTTGTAGCTGGTTTAGCATTTAATCCTAGTCTATATATTTCTTCTATACTTTTAGGCTCTGCTGAATCACATATAACCTCATCTCTACCAACTATAGGAAGTAAAGCCTCAGCTAGGTCCTGGTTAGTCAATTCTCTTTGGTAGAGTATTTCTTTTAAATATAGTTCGTCATCTCGTTTATATACAGCTACACATGCTGAGGGGTCTATACTGTAACCAAAGTCTAAGCCATAAGCCACTAACTTACAATCTGGTATACTATCAACATACTTGACATTTTCATATATTAAACCACTTATATTTCCATATTCACCTAGACCATAAATCTTCCAAAACTCTTTGTCTGTTTGTTGTAGATATTCTATTTCTTTTATTAGTGACTTAGGTAGAAACGCATTGTTCTTGTAGTTACTTACTATTACCTCAACGTCTCCGACTTCCTTAGAACGCTTTATTTCAAGCTCCTGGTTAATCCATATTTGTTCATCGTCTGGGTTAAAGTCTAAAAATATCTTGTTTTCAGTCCTCATAAGTAATTGGAAAAACTCTTGTTTGTATTCTAACTCATTAGCTTCATTGCAGTAAAGTATATTTCTTTTAGCACCTCTCAGCTTTTGTTCATCGTCTGCACCTATAAACTCGACTAACCTTTTTCCATATCTATACTGCTTTTTAGTTTTGTTATGGTCTATTCCAGAATACCAACCCTCAGCCTTTAGAATGTCCTCAAAGTCTCTAATTACTGTTCCGTCTAGATTGGTCCTATATTTCCTAACTGTGGTCCATACGCCTTCATGACAATACTTACCATCCCCATAGTTGCCACTAATTAACCACAATGCACATAATTGGTTTAAAGACCAGGTTTTAGAACTTCTAGTCCCTCCTCTATTTATTACGATTTTAGACTGACTGTCATAATTACGCTCAAATATTTCAGTCGCTTCCACGCTTTATATTGATGTTTATATTATTGACTGTAGATTCTATCTCTTGTTTGTCTGGTGCATTTAGCCCAAACATCTTAGCAATAGAATCATAAGCACCACGATAGTCAGAACCTTTGACCATTTCTTTAAGTAAATAGAATTTAGCTTTCTGCTCTTTTGTGAGGTTTTCTTTTGCTGCTAGGTCCATTAGATACTCCCAAGATTTAATAATTTTAAAATAGCCCTCAGCTACTTCCTTGCGTGTTATTTGAAAGGCTTCTGCTTCTTTTGTTTTCAACTCTTTGACCCTTAGTGATATATTGGTGTCTGACAAGAGTTTACTAGCATTGACATTTATAGTCTCTAACTTAGTATCTGGACTAACATCATAAGCCCGTCTATAAGCCTCTGACGCATTGCCAGTATTGACATACTCCTCAGCAAATTTATTTTGTTTAGGTGTTAGCTTTGTCATAGTTTCTCACTATTGTCTATAACTTGTTTTATAAATGAGTCAGGTAGTCTCCTCCATTTTCTTCTAGCCTCCATAAACCTAACAAAGTAATTCACAGCTTTACTTCCAAACTTAGCCTTTTGCTCTTTTATTTCTTTAGGTGTTAGTTTCATTTAAACTCTACTAGGTCCTCAATATTAACTTTAAATTGTTTATGGTTGCCTTCCTCAGTATGACTAACAATAGCTATTTTGCTACTTAATGATTTTATATAAACTCTTTTATTATTATATGTTAATCTTCTTTTTAACATTTCTTTTTTAGTTTTCTCCAAAATCATCCATTCCATTGTCTTCGTGTATATATGCTAATTCTAAAATTCTATAATCTGCGTCAAAATCAAAAGTTGTAGAGGCTACTCCATTAATGTCAAAACACTGGTAAACTTCGCCATTCATTTCTGAGTAGAAATAAAGTCCCTCGTCGTCTATATAATAACCATAGCTAAAATCACTTTTTAGTAGTTCTCTTTCGTTTGGCATTCTTTTTCTTTTTTACTTGTTTAACTTCCTTATCTTCTTTTTCAGTAAGCCAATTAAATAAGATTTGCATTTGAGATTTTACACAACTATTACACGCCCAGCTCACTTTCATATCTGGATGTAATTCTTTTAATATTGGTTCTAGGTTGTTTCTTAAAAAGGATATGTCTACAGAGCCTGGAAAGGCATTTGTTTTGTTATATAGTTTTATGGTTTCTTCTATTGTCATAGTAATCGTCTTTCAATTATACGTAAAATTAACGGAGTTATTAATATTATTGGGTTTAAAGTTATTAAAAAATAAATTAATGATAGCCAGAAGGTAAGGCAAAAACTACAGTTAAAAGGCTTGTAGTCCCATTTATCAATCAAAGGTCTAGCATAGTCTACCCATGTAGTAGCTATGGTAATTATAACTAATATACTAACTATAGAATTCATTTAATGTCCATTTTTGTTTTATCTTGTTTGCTAATTCTTTGAACTTATATTGTATTGTGTTTCTATGAATGTCGCTTTTTTCAGCTAAACAGTTTCTATTGCCACTACAAATTAATAATTGTTCCATCATTATTTTATCTAAGCCATCTAAAGAGTCAATAAGGTCTTTTAGAACCTCATCTTTAAAACAACTATTAGAATAGGTTTCTATATCTTCTATACTACTAAATTGACTAGGTAAATAGTATTTAGTTCTGTATTGTCCACGCTCGCTAATTATTTGATATAGGCAAAGTTTATAAACATATTTCTTAATAGAGTTTTCTTTGTCTAATTGTATAATAAAATCTTCACCCTTGTTAAGTAGTATTATGAAAATGTCTTGTTTAAAGTCCTCTAACTCTACAACATTGTATTCTCTACCTATCCAAAAAATAAAGTTTTCTATTTTCTTAATTAGCTTTCTGTCCATTAATATTCTTTTGTTACATTGTACATTTCAGACTTAAGAAAACTTATATTGGTCCTCATTGCATCTATTACCCTATAGCCAGACTCTAACAATCTTCTTAATTCATACATCTCAGGGACTTCTACATTTGCTTCATTAGTAGCTCTAGCTACAGAAAAACCCTCTTTTACTCTATCGTGTATGACTTTTTCATAGTCTTTGTGAGCTTTAGTCCTAATAGTTTCTATATAGTATAGATAGGCTGTCAGTTCTTTTAGTTGTTTATTTAAGCTGTTGCCATCAAATACGTCAGTTTGTTTATATTCTTTGATTATTTCAGCTATCTTTTTTAGTGTTGATTTCATCTTGTAGTTGTTGTATTGTTAATAATAAATTCATAAAGTCCTCAAATTCTAAACACGCATAGTCTCTCTCGAAGTTCTTAGTAAACACTACAACAGGAGTTTTTCCCATTGGTCTGTCACTTCTAGCCTGTTCTAAGGCTTTCCAGATGTTTAGCTTTTCTTGGTTCTTACATTCCCAATGATAGTCAAATAGAATAGAGTCTGGGTTTATGTCTATAATGTCTCCTTTAATACTCATTCCACCACTCATAGGAGTACGTCTTACATTAGTATTAAACTTTTTATTTAGTTGTTTAGCCACGTCTCTTTCAAAACGCTTGCCTTTTTGGTTAGCATTCATCAAATATAGTTGTTTGGTTTACATTTTGTTTTCTTACTATTCCTACTGCTGTTTCAAGTATTGTTCTACCAGCTTCGTAATCAACCATATTTCTAAATAATCTTCTTTTATCTTTTTTGCCTTTATATTTACTTATATCATAATTATAAAATTTTATCCAAGATTTTAATTCATTATCTATTCTTGTAATGTTTGGAGGATTTCTGTCTGTTAAAACATTCGGTAAATTAAAATTAGTCCAATATAAATGTCTATGCCTTTTTTTAGCTTGTATTAAAGGTTTGTAAAAGGGGATAACATTTTCAACACAATATTTTCCATAAAAAAAATTATCTAAAAAAATAATTTCTTGATAAAGTTTCATATCTGGATAATTCATTTTTCTTTTATTTTTCATTGAATGCTGGAAACTACTATGTGTTGGACAAGGTGGTGAACTCCAAATAAAATCAAACTCTTTGTAATGGTCTAATAAATATTGATGTGCATCTGCTACTATAACTTTGTCATTAGGAAATCTTTCTTTATAAAGTCTAGCTAACTCTGGGTCTAATTCTACAGCAGTTACTTCTATATCTGTAACTTCATCCCATTTGTAGCGATTACCACCTAAACAAGCATATAAGTTTAATATCTTCATAATTTTTGAAAATGTTTTCTAATAATTTTACCTAACTCAGCGTCGTTAGGATATATCCTACACAATAAATTAATACTACCGTCAGTGCTACTATAAGGATGGCTATAGTCTGAGTCCTTTGTTTGTCTATATTCATTTAAAGTCCTTTTTTTCATTTTTATTATTATACTTTTCAATTAATAAACTAAAGACACAACCACAGAAAAAAACTGTAATGTGTGACGCTAATATAAGAAAATAAATTTTATCCATTTTTGTTAGATTCTAATTCTGCTTTTTTTAAATTGTGTTTATAGGTAGAAAAATCTGATTTTAATATAGCATTTTCTTTATAAGCTACAGCATTTTCATATTTAAGTTTAGAAATGTCTTTATAGTTTTGTCTAATTTCATGCTGTAAATCGTGTATAAGTTCTAGTATATCCATTAAAACCTCTAGACCTTCCTTTTTTACTTTATTATTAGTCTTTTCTACTTCGGCACTAGCTTTAATAATCATTATATCTAGTTTATTTTTTCTTAACATTACGTCTAATTCATCCATTTTGTATGTGTTTAAGTGGATTATTACCTCCTATTGTATAATAACCATTGTAAAAATTAAATCTCAAAGGCTCATCTAGTGTAGTAAGTTCTCCTCCAGTCATAACATTTTTAACCTTTTGAACATGTAGCTCTGTCATTGTTTTAAACTCTGGGTGATTACCCATTCTGTGAATAGCAAATACGTCGTCCGCCCTATTTATCATCCCCATGCCTCCCTCAATATCAGAAGATTTGGGAGGTTGTACATAGCCCTCTAAAGTATGTCCAGGCTTATAGACTCTTCTAGCTGCTTCACTTATTGGGTGTGTATTGATATAAACTGTCTTTCCAGTCTTATTACAAAACTCTCTGACATTATTGCAGAATAAATAATTTCTATCAAACTGTCCAAGCTTGCCTCCTCTTTCTATATTTAGACCAGTGTAAGGGTCTATTAAACAACCGTCTACATTTTCTTTAGCAAATATATTTAATAACTCCCCAGCAGTGTATAGTTTTCTATTATCTACAAATTTAAAGTAACTGTCAATAATTTCTATTTGTTTTTTAATTTCTGACTCAGTTAGGTCCTCAACTTTTTGTCCTGTTAACATTTGAATCATGCTAATTTTAAGTAGTTCTGGAGAGTTTTCTCCACTCCAAACACACCACTTTAAATTATTATTCATAGAGTGACAGAGTAAATACCAAATAAAAAAGTAAGTTTTACCAACATTTGGAAAGCCAGAAACTACAACCATTTGACCAGGTTTAAATCTTACATACTTGTCGGTAATTGGACAGCCTATTCCTAGACCTTTTTTTATCTCTCCGTTTTTGTATTTAATAGCGTAGTCTAATCCGTAGCCTTTATTTAGTATCATTGATTGTGCTTAAAAATTTCTTTAATGAGTCTGAGTTTTTGTGTATAGGGTCACTAAATGTAGTTTTTTTCTTTGACTTTTTAGCAGCCTCGACTCGTTTTAAATATTGTTCTTTTCTTTCTTTGTATTGTGTATCTAAAAATTTTATGTTAATTTGGTTGTCCTTTTTTTCAATCATTCCTTCATCAATTAGAACGTCTAAAGAATCTTGACCAATCCGTCTAGACATTTTAATATAAGTCATTGAACAATCTTTATTCCAGTAGTGAAAACAGGCATCTATAAAAGACCCTTTCTCTTCTTTAGATAAATACATTATATCACCTCCCAGCCACTGACTAGGAAAGGCTTTAAAATAGGGTAGTTCTTTGCTCATTGTTTGTATTAAATTTTAGTTTGTTGCAGTTAAAATGTTTTCCTAAGTTGTTTAATTGGTCAACTAAATTAATATTTTTATTATGCCATTTACTATTATAATAAATTTTAGTGACTTTACAACTGTCTAAAGGTATTGCTTGATTTTCTACATTAAAGTCGTGTTCTACTTTTAAAACTACTGACTTTTTTGTGTGCCATGAATTACAAATTCTTTCTAAAACCAACCTTTGTCCTGTTGGTATTTCAGCATTTTTATATTTCACCTCCATTAATATTAAAACTTCATTATTAAACTCTAAGACAGCATCAATGTCAGTAGGGTGCATAGTGCCATTTTGTAAACCAGTAAAGTCAATTCCTTGTTTTATATAATTTAAGTTTCTAATTAATGTCAAAATATGCTTTGTTTTTTTGTTCGTATTTGTAAAAGGCTAATAATTCATTTTCATTTAATGACTCTTCTGTGTATAACCTGTCAGAACCAAAGGACACCGTTTTAATGTCCTCTAGTTCTTTTTTAGGTTGTTTGTAGTCAATATATTTAAAATCCTTTTTCTGGATTCTATAGGCTTGTACTAAACTAATATAAGTTATTTTATATTTTTTAGCAATTTCAGGCATTGTCATTCCGTTTGTTAACATATTTTGTATATCTAACGAACTCAAACCCAATGCCTTCAAGACTTTTGACTCTTTCATGATACTTAAAAGGGTAAGTCATCAGAACTATTAGAAACCTCTGCCACTGGTTTAGTCTCTTTTTGTTCTTCTGGGTTATACGTGTTAACACTTAAAGAAACATCTTTTCCGTATTGGTCAGGCTGGTCCTTAAGGTTTACATTTAATTTAAGATACTTGTTTCCTTTATAATCGAAAACATGTTCTTTTACTTTGTCAATATGAACAGTAACAGTCATCCAGTTATCATTCATTTTTTTACCGCCACCGCAGTAGATTGTTGGTTTTTTTTCCATTGTTATTTGTTTTTCTTGTTTTAAATCTGGCATCCATTGCCATTCTTTTTTAATCATTTTAAAAGTTTAAGTCTACCCAAAGGCTTTTTAAATAAGACCTACACTCTTCTACTCTGTCGTAAATCTTTCTAATGTCTTGTTCGTTTCTATAGATTTCAAATACTTTGATTCTATATCTAGAGTCTATGTCAGAATATTTATATTTACTAGCAAACTCTACTAAGTCAGTGCTTTCGTCTCCAAAGTATTCTCTTTGAATTAATTCCTCAGGAGTGTCCATTAGTGTATAGATTAATTTATATCTGTCTATGTCAGTTAAAGCCATGTAGCCCTGAGCTTGCCAGTAATAGTCTTTGTTAGGTACACTATTGAAGTATAGAGGAAAGCTAAAACAATCCCAACTATTTTTTACATCTATTAAATATTCATCTAAAATAGCGTCTGGAGTTCCTGTTAAAAAGCCATTTTCAAAAGACTCTTCATTCTTTACTAAACTAGGAATGTCTAATTCTTTAGATATAAAATTTAAAGAGTCTACTTCTACAGCGTTTCCTTTGTCTATATACTTACTAAACACCTCTTTTTTACGATTGTAAATTTGTTCTTTACTCCACTCCTCTAAATAAGTTTTAGTTGTTTTAGAAAGTGTTTCCGTTTTACTTCTAGGATTGGTCATTATTTTACCAATAGCTGAACATCTTATTTTAAATTCTTTCATCTTATTGGTTTTTAATTGCGTTAGCTACTTCGTCTGCACTAGCTACATTAGAATCTACACCTATTCCAAAGTTAGCCAAACATCTACCCCAACTAGATGTCTCACAATTCTCTATAAAAGAAGTCTTGTTTATAAAAGTTGAGTTCTGCTTTTCGTGTGCGTGTCCTGACGCAACTTCTATTCCAGCATCGTTTTTGATAGTTGTTTTTATTATTACTCCATTGTCGTTAATGTGAGTTATTTCTGAGGTCATTGAATATCCTGTAAATTTTTCTCTAAAATATTTAATTCTCTCGTTTACTGTGACGTAGGCTTTACCCTTAATGTCAACTGTTTTTAATTGGTTCATTGTTGTGATTTTTTATTTTGGTTAATATTATTATTAATTGTTTCATCCTCTTTGGATTGTAATTGATAGCTAATTCTTTTAGCTCAATAGATATTTTAACAACCTCAGTTATTAAATTACTAAATCTATTTTTGTGGATTTCTAGGTCATTATTACTAAGTTTAACTCTTTTTAAAATACCTTTATTCCATTGAACTTGGTCAATAATAGCTAGCAGTCTGTCACTTAGAAAGTTGTGTCTTTGGTTAGCTTGCCAGTAGTCCCATTCTTGTTTTTGTCTGTAGTAAAACTCGTATTTATCCATCATTAAAATCCTCCATAAGTTTTAGTAACACCTTAGAATAAGACTTATGTCCTAACTCTTTACATTTGTTTTGGAACTTAATTAATATTTCTAGCTTGTCAGCTGGCACATAAAAAGTTCTAGTATTATATTTAATATTTGTCATTTTAGTTATTTTAATTTACGCTAATATATAACTATAATTATAATTATAACTATAAATTAAAGAAACTTTATTAACAAACGATTGTTAAAAGAGATGTGTTATTCTAGCAATTTGTCCAAATTCACTAAATAAAAATGCTTCTATAGCTTTATTATTTGAACTTTGATAACCTGAGGTAGAATGCCAATAGTCTGCCTCCGACGTTGACATAAGAGACTCCACCCAGAGTCCTGGATATTGCTTACTAACTTTGTGATGTATGTGCTGAGTAAACATGTATCTATATTTCGTACTAGACCAGTCTGGACATTCGTCTGCTACTATCATTGGTAACGTGTCAGCCTTAATTTTATGACCATGACAAGAAGATATTAAGTTGTTTTTGTACTTGTAATATTTACGCATTTGTAAACTTACATCAAAAGAAACATTTTTATTATGTCTAAACCATGCAGCTAACAACTCAGCAACCATCCATCCCACAGTATTGTCATGATTACCAGGCGTAAACATTACGTGGACTTTAGAGACTTGTAACAACATTTCTATTATTTCAACCATCAACCTTTTAGCTATTAGAAAATGGTCACTTAGTAAACCGTCACTATCTTGTCTGGTTGAATTTGTTGTAGTCATGTTAAAATTATCTACATGCAATAAATCTCCTGAGAGTAATAAAATAGTCTTGTCTATGTTAAACCCTTGAGACTTTGCTAAACATCCTCTAACTCCCTCTAACGCCCTTGTAACTGCTATTTGATTGTTATACTCCTCACCACTTACAAAAGACCTACACAGCTTTCCTATATGCAAATCACTAGGACACATAAACAATAAATGTCCGTCTGTGTATTTCTTATAATTTAGTTTTGGGTATTTAGGGGAATACTGTTTAGCCTCTTCTATAACTTCTTTAGCTAGTTTCTTAAAGTCTTTTTCCTGTGCTTTAGGTTGCTTAAAATATAGACTAGCGTTGTCGTTTTTAATCCATCCACTATGCAAAGTCTGAGGGTCTAAACCCTCTTTTTCACATTCTTGAATGGCTCGTCTGTAGTTGTTTATTATTTCTGCTTCGTCTTGGTTAAGTCTGTAGCGAGGATTGCCACCGTCTTTCCACCTTTTATTATGAGATTTCAATTTGGGTTATTATTGGTTTTTGTAAATATAATAAAAATATTTAATTTACTTTTTTGAGGATGTACCGTAATAGAAAGCAAATATATTACCAATAACAACACCCTCAACCATTCCCATTAAATGTACAAACAATTCATTGTGTAAAACATCTGGTATATATACAACTGAATATACTATAAAAACAAAACATAACAAACCAACAACACCTGTTAAGTTCATCATCCAGTCATTACCACCAGATTTAGCCATTTCAACTTCTCTGTTTCTAGCTGAGTCTCTGTCTGCTACTTCTAGTTTATATAGTTCTGTGACTTGGTTGTGTAGTTCTGCCTTTTCTTCTGGTGTTAAGTCAGGGTCTTTAGAAATAATGTTTTTTAATATTCCCATAGTACCACTAGAAGGTAAAACATCCCCAATAATCTCCAAGACTTTAGGTGCTTTCTCTTTTAATAATGTTCCTATTTTACTGTCTTTTAGTTTCTTCACCTATAAACTTTTATACTCATTAGTGGCGTCAAAAGATGGACAGGCTTTGTTTGCAAACTCATTATGTGAATAAATAGTAGATTCTGGAAACATTGCTTTAAGTGTTTTAAGTACATGCAACAGACTTTCTTTTTGACTTTCTGTTCTAGTGTCTTTAGGTGTTTTACCGTCTGCCTCAACTCCTCCGCAATAACAAATCCCAATGCTACTTTTATTTTCTTTGAGTGTATGGGCACCAGACTTGTCTATATCTCTTCCTTTTTTAATAGTGCCATCTTGTTCTACATAAAAATGATAGCCAATGTCTGACCAGCCACGACCTTCTACATGCCATTTCTTAATAGTTTCAACTGGTATGTGTTGACCTTCTCTAGTAGCTGAACAATGAACTATAATTTTATCAATTTTCCTCATCTCTTTTTATTTTTCTATTGACTTTTTTTTTTGCGTTTAGTATTAAACGCTCCTCAACTCTAGCAAGTTTTTCTCTTAGTTGTGTGTTTTCTTGAATTAACACATCAATTCTAGACTCTAAAGATTCTATTTTGTCTTTAAGCTGTAGTATGACCTGAGCTTGTAGAGAATCCTGACGCTGTTCTCTTTTATCTCCTATGTCTATTTTCTGCTTTATTATGTTCCAAATTTCTTTAATTCCTAAAGCTGAAATTAAAGCTATTAATAAACTGTGGTCATCCATCTTTATACTATTTACCTTGTCCATTATACTTCTTTACATACAATTTAGAACCTTTAGTCGTAGACGTTTTAGTCTTAGCGTGTATTCCTTTACGCTTTTTCTTAGGCTTGTATTTCTTTAGTATTGTAGCTTTTCTCATTCTTCTGGCATTGGCTCTGACCAATCAGAGGTTTGCAATAATTCAAGAGCTTGCGATTGATTCATAATATCTCCAACAGGTACTACAGAACCATCACTTATAAAACTTGGTGTAACACTATAGCTTAATAACCCTTGAGTGTTTGCTAAGTTTCTTCTCATACTTTGTGCAGAAGATTGATTTACTTGAGAAAAAAGCACTTTGTCTGTATCGCTTAAATCTATTACTATATAACTTCTATTATTCATTTTTATTTATTTAATATTATTAATTTGGTACATCTGTTGAACGGTCTAAAACGTCCATATTATAACTTAGAGAATTTGCATCTGAAAAAGGAGCAGAGCCGACTATATTATCTGACATTCCACTCGAAACGCCATTGGCATAAGAATTTACTCCGTCAGTTATAGAATCTTCTCCCATATTTACAGAAGTTCCATTGTTGCCACTTGCAGTTACTTCATCTAAAACAGTCCAGTTAGTATTGAAAGAACTATTAGTTCCCAACTGCCACCACGATACAAGTGAACTTACTGCAGAGTGATTATTGAGATTTTGGGGAACTCCTTCATTATAAAGTTCTGATACTTGTGCAGATGTTAATTCTGTATTCCAAATTGAAACGTTTGATA